GCTCTCGGCATCAAGAAACCATCTAAGACGGCAGCCAACCACTGGTTAGCTTACCAGTATGGTTGGAGGCCTATCTTGAGTGATGCCGTTGGGTCTGCTGAAGAGCTGTATGACCTCCTTCACAAGAGTGGGAAGTACATGCCCCGTCGCAAGTTGGCATCTCAGGTGAGGTATACCGGTTCGGGAAAGCGTGACAGTGGTTATTGTTACGCCGACGCGGATTGGTATGATCTCTATACCTGGGATCGGACGGTAGTAGGCAGGGCAGGGCTGCTGCTTGAGGTGGAATACGCCCCAGCAGCGGCAGCAGCATCCCTTGGGGTGGGTCTTTACGACCCGCTTCTAACCCTATGGGAACTCATACCATTCTCCTTTGTCTTCGACTGGTTCGTCGGAGTTGGGGAATGGCTTGAGGTTCGGAGCTCCCTTCAGGGGCTCAAAGTCCTTGCTGGGTACGAATCTGCGGTTACCAGTTACACTGGGAAGACGCAGACAACGTATTGGAAGGGCTCCAGAACTGTCGCGGAACCAGCTATACCGCCATGGTACTGGGATGTTCGCCAGCATACACGGCAGCACTGGAGTGGCTTCCTGAATACAATTCGCATGCCGCTGTTTGACGCCCTTAACGGGAGTCGTCTAACTACAGCAGCTGCATTGTGCAGGCAGCTCACTCGTGGCGATAGAGCACCGGGCAAGTACAGACCTTGAATACCTCAGATCTGATACTCATCCTGGAGCTTGTAGTTTCCGCCTTAACAGCGTTGCTCCTTCTACTGCAGTTCTTCCTTTCTAGGAGTTAAAAACATGCCTGCAATGGCTACCCTTACCCTCAACAATAAGGCGGGATCCCCGGTTAACTACCAGGTTCTCGGCATCAAAGAGGGTGTTGCTCGCTGGGCTGACGTTTCGCAAGGAACTGTCGGCGGATACCGGACGATCAGTGCAGAAATTCGCACTCCGGCTGATCCCAGCAAGCAAGTTACTCGTCAAGTCTTCAGTATTGCTCGTCCGGTCGTGAACGGCACCACTGGCGCCGTTGACTACGTCCAGCGAACGAAGACCGAAGTGATCCAGCCTCCTGGTTGCACGTCGGCTGAACGTCAGGAAATGTGGGCTGTTCAGAAGAATCTGATGGCCCATACCTTCGTTCAGACGGCAATGGAGACGCAGGAAAGCATGTACTAGTAACATATGCTGTCACTTCGTGCTACCGCCTTCATCAGGCGGGCAATCGCTATCCTTGGTATGGTTATTACTATTTTCCAGAGGAGAAACGATGTCGACTCGGCTAAAAACCGTCGTCCGCGAAACGCGAAACCTAATAAAGGGGTTTCGCCTTAAAACAGGTGAGGCGGAAGCCTTACTGTTTGACGTTGCCAACGAGCTGTGGTATCGGCTAGACACACCCACTAGTTTGGGCCTCTCGCTTTGCTTAAAGTATGGAGATTTAACTTCCATCCTTAAGCATGAAATAAAACCAAGCGAGTACCTGGACTCTGAAGGCTTTCGGCTCGATTATCAGGCCGTCAGTTTTCTGAAAAAGTGTCCTTTCGCTGCCGTTCCCTTGAAAGAGAGGACGGCGGCTGCTCTCGAGAAGTTCTTCGAAGCAGAGGAAATGTGTCGTGCAACCAACCGACGCTTTGCTGACCGCTATGCATCAGGTTTATCCGCTAAGAATAGCGGAAATCCTGACGTTGAGTCTGTACTTTACAGAGCCCAGCGTAAAATTGCCACGTGGATCGGAGAGGGTCCAAACCCTCGTGTATGGTTGGAGTGTTGCCGCTTTGGACCTGGATCGGATGACCAAACTGAAGGCCATCGAGTTGGGTCGTATCACAAGCTGTCTCCACTGTCAGCGACCGCTGACTTTGCGGACGGCGCACTGAACATGGTATTAGACCATCCAGTGTGGGCTTTTGCAGCAGCTAATCTACCCTCGGATGCTGAAGATGGCACTCGGGGGGAAATCAAGATGCTTATACAGCCCGGCAACACCGTCGTGTTCGTGCCGAAGAATGCTCTGATCGAGAGATCGATCGGAGTTGAGCCCCGCATGAATGTCTTCGCCCAGTTGGGTTTAGGCACAATGCTTCGAGGTATGCTCAGAACTCGAGCACACCTTGACCTCAATTCGCAGAGTCAGAATCAAGACCTTGCGTACGATGGGAGCCGCTTCGGCCATCTCGCTACCATTGACCTGTCGATGGCCAGTGATACATTGGCAATCGGACTAGTTAGAGATCTACTTCCCCAAGGGTGGTTTACTGCCCTTGATTGGGTTCGGTCTCGGCAGGGCGTGCTGCCTGATGGTGAGCTAATCACTTACCAGAAATTCAGCAGCATGGGCAATGGCTACACGTTTGAGCTTGAGAGCATGATATTCTATGCTTTAGCGCAGGCGTGTTGTGATACACTCGGGTATTGTAACTATTACACCCGAGCATACGGAGATGACATCATTTGTCCAGTTGAGGCGGTCGCCTTGCTGGAAGAGGTATTGTCTTACTGTGGCTTTCGAGTGAACCGGCAGAAATCTTTTTCGACCGGTACGTTTCGTGAGTCCTGTGGGGCTGACTTCTTTGATGGAACGAACGTCCGTCCACACTTCTGTAAGGAAGTTCCTACCGATGTCAAAGCCCTTTATAATCTGGCTAACGGTATCTGCCGAGCTAGCTTTGGCTCTAACCGCGGCTTCGGCCGCGATCAGCGCTTTAGGCCTGCTTGGCTACACACTGTACGCCGGATTCCTAAGCCTCTTAGGGGGATCC